TTGAAAGCCCATTGATTTCTTTGAGCCTTTCATTGCAGCCCTTGGCATCGGCCATCATCTTTTCAAGATTGGTCATACGTTACTCCAAAAAAAAGCAGGGCCAAAAAGACCCTGCAGTTGTGAGGTAGGCAGGAAGGATACCTCGGAGAACATTCTTATATTAAAACGGAATGCTATCATTTGGCAAGGCGGATGGTGCGCTATCTGTGTTACTCATGCCTTCTTGTTTTTCTGAAATTTTAAAAGACATATATGGCTTGCCATCTTTCATGCGCTTCCACCCAGCAATTTTTAAATGTTCTGTTTCATCGATTGGGCCAGAATAATCTGGCGCATTGTCATTACCTTTTTTATCATTCTCAAATAGCACTGCAATTTTTGCATAAACCTCAACAATATTTCTACCATTTTTAGTTTGATCTTTAACGCAAACAACTTTTGATTGCTTGCTCATAATATCAACCTTGCCCTGAAGGATCATTGATTGACTTGGAAATGGCGCAAAGGCTGCACCTGTGTTTGTGTTATCATATTCTGCCATGCTTCTGGCTCCTTAAAATAATTGCAGTTGCGATGTATCAATGAAACGTGGATTCCATTTGATATCTATTAAACGATAATCTTTACCGCCAGTTTTTGATTTGAACAGTTTTGATGTTGGTTTTAGCTGTTGCAAATCTTCAGTGTGAAGAAGCATTTCTTCGCCCTGATATATGAGGCGCAGCCCGCCCGCTTTGATCGCGGGCTGCACCTCATAATCTCTTATGGATAGGTATTCACCTTTCCAAAGCTTAGTAACTTTTTTAGTTACCATGACTTACTACCACTATCTGCGGCATACTTATTACCATCCATCTTTCCAAGAAAGATATCAGCATCGCATCCTAAGTGAGACAGCGCTTTTGTAAGCCCATCTGTTACAGCCATCTTAGGCGCGTCTTCAGCAATACGCCCTTTGTTAGCATCAAAGAATTTACGGCACCCTGTGAATGCACCAAATGAATTTGCAGGGTTGCCATGCCAGACAGTAACATGCGCTAGCACAGCGCTGTCTCCGTTGCTTACAGCTATAATTTCTGTTGTACTGTGCCATCCCCATCCATCACCAACAGGTCCAAACTGTTCAGTCATTTTCTTGACCTGATATTGTGGATCAATTGCTGTAAAGCTGCGCGCGCCAAAGCTTACGGGCTTTAAGTATTGTGGATCAGATGGTGCAAGCTTGTTCCATATTTCTAAGTTCTTAGCCATTCGTGTTCTCCTTCTGGCTTATCTTTTTATTATGCGGAGTGATCCCCGTTTATCTCTTCTGATTGACAGTTGATCACAATGAACCTCACGTTCATTGGGTGCGACCATAGCTTTGAGATCCTTCTTTGCATTCTCAAATACTCTGTTGTGCTCAACACCTTGTATATATGTAACTGCGGCGTCGACGAATTGATTATCTTTACTTGCATCACGAATCACCATTTGATCGACTTCAATATTGTTATGATTAATAGTTGTTATGCCAACATCTTGTGGTTCTTTGTCTTCCATAACATATGACCAAAAGTCTGATACAATAGTCCACATTTTATCAAAGTAATCATCACTTTGTTGAACGTGTTTGCCTTCCCATTTGCTGTTGCCAAAAATTACAGAGAGGTAAACACCATCAGCGCCAGCAAGCTTTGCGTACATCTGGATTTGCGGCATATATCTATCAATGATATCATTCATAGTATTAAAAGCATTGGTGTGTTTTGCTTCTACTGGTTGCATATTGAATGCAGCATCGATGGTTCCCTTTGCAGGAACTGAGCCTATAATTTCTGATAGCTCATTTTGATGATGAGTAAGCACACAGTTATATTGTTTTTCAAACCACTTTAGATTGAAGTCTTCAGTGTATGATCCAAGCTGAACGGCAATATTATCAGACAGGTCATCTGATTGTGCGCGTCCAGTTTTTACTTTCCAAAGTTGCAGCCATTCACCTTGCATAATCTTTACGCAATCTGAGCCGCCGATAAAGCCTTGTCTTTGCATCGGGTTCTCCTTTTATTATAAGGCTAAGACTATTGCATATGCGCAATAAGGTCAAATATATTTTTGAAAGTCTTCTGCTTTCAAGCCATAATCTTTTATTAATTGTTCTTTGGCTTTGCCTTCTAACCAGTAATCGCCAACAGGTTCACCAAGGCGAATGCGATTAGCTGCTATCTTTGCATCATCTAAAATAAAATCTTTGCGCAACATTTCTTCACGCAATACTTTAGATTGAGATACACGACTGACTGTTGAATCCCATACACTTGAGTCAGCCAGATTCTTTATCTTCTTCATGGTTGTTCTCCATTAGTTTAAGAAACATCTCGCCTTCTAATATGACAAGAGTTTGAGGACTGCCTGTCCTTCTTTTATAAAAGGCAATGTCTCTGCCTTCTAAAACTTTATAAGGGCTAGGGAAGTTTGATTTATCACGATACTTAACTTCACCTACCATTTCGTATCCGTTGAGTTCGAGTTTGATATCGCCGCTATACTCTCCCCCCAAGCTGCCACTGAGCGGTTGCCTTTTCGCTTTGATACCCGCTTCTTTGAGCCAGTTGACAAACCACTTTTCGTGGTAAGTTCCTTTGTTCTTGTTACGGTTTGCCATTTATCTTCCTCATAGCAATGTAAGCAAACATACCAATGCTTTTCATAAGTAGCTTTGCTATTAGTTTTACATATTGCAACAAACCATTCTGTCTCACTGTCGCAAGCAATGCATTTAATATTATGGCTCTTTCTTCGTGACATCTATTTGATATCCCAAAGCATCAAGCCAACAGATTAACATAAAGCCAGACGGTATTCTTTTGTGGCCTTCCCATTTATGAATAAGAGATGAAGTGCAGCCAATCTTATGTGCTAAAGACTCTTGGCTTAAACTTGCTTCTAATCGTGCGCCTGTTAACTGCTTGATTAGTTTCTCGTAATCCTTGGGAATACTCACGGGCTTGTTGTATCTGGTATAACTCTTCAATTGCATTGAATACTTTCAACGCCGTATCATATTTGAGTTCTGTTCTTTTACTTTTGGCGCGCCAATAAGTAGTGTAAGACGCACCCGCTTTGTCGAATGCGTCTTCAAGTTTTATATTAGCTTTCCATGCTTTATCTGTGACTAACTGTAGATACGACTTCATAATTGCATGTATGCAATGAGTCAGAGTCATTGTCAAACCCTGTGCCATCACAATATGTGCAAGTCTTTGTATCTATGTAACCAATGTCACGGTCAAAGCTTTGATGTCTTGCAAATTCAACAAGACCTTCACCGCCACACTCAGAACATTTATTAAGCAATGTTAATTCCAACACTTGAAGATCTCCAATTTGGAACATGATACCTGTTAGGTAAATGCGATGCTTTCATTGGCATATCGTTCATGAACTTATTAAAGGAGTGAACAAGAAATCTACGCTTAAACTCTGTGCGAACTGTTGTTTGTTTAATCTCTTGTGAAATTAAATACTCGCGCGCAAAATGTGCAGCATCACCTTCATAAGTTGGAACACCAGTTTTAAACACTGAAATAAATTCATCAGCTTTTTGATGATTGTTATTGTAACAAGCAATATAATGTAAGCCACCTAGAATTGTGCCTATCCTTGGAAAGGCTGACTTAGATAAGCCACAGCTAGGAACTAAATTATGATTCTCAGTTACATATAAAATTTCTTGTTGAGATGCAGTAATAGATCTAGCTTTCTCATGAGCAAGACTTATTAAAAAGTTAGCTATTGACGCTTGCTCTTTGCCGTAGACTTCACCAGCCATTGTTAGCCTGTCACCAGCTGTACGCTTTACACCAGAGTCAATGCTATCACGTACTTCACGGGGCAAGCCTTGAATAACATGAGTTCGTATTGAAAGGTTAGCTTTTACAATAGCAAGTAATCTATGCTGACCATCAAGCAATGTACCATCTTCGCAGACGCAAATTGTTGCACCGTTAATTTGCCATCTATTAGCTATAATATCACGCGAAATATTTAACACATGATTATGTTTTATTGTGCGATTAACTGGATTGTTACCGAGCCAACGCTTTGCCATTTCTGGCGTTACAATAATTAATTCAGCTTGCATTTTAGTTCTCCTAATAAGGGATTTCATCATTGATTTCAGATGGATTGTAGTTAGCTTCCCAAGCATCAGTGGCCCTTCTTAACCATTTATCTCTGTTGAAGTTTGGGTTTGCTCTTTGCAATTCATCTGCAATTTGGTTTAGTTGAGTGGGCCAACCTACCATTGGCCCAAATGTGTCAGCCATCCATTCAAGCTGAACACGATTCATATTCATACCATCTCCTCCCATTGCTTAGTCTTCATTGCACTAGCGATCTTAGCTTCGCGCTCATAGCGCGCAGTATGAGGTGATTTAAGTTCGCCAGTATGCGTTGCCCAATATGTTAGACAGTTATACAAGGCCCACTTGTTTGAGCCTAAGCTGCTGCGCTCATCACCCCAGATACGCAGAAGATTTTCTAATTGTTTTTCATTCGTCTTGCTTGCTGCTTGCTGGCGCGTGTACGCTTTTGCTACAGTCTTTTTGAGGAATGATTCGACTTGATCGTGTTCAACCTTGGTCTTTATCCAAGACTGCCATACATCTTTCTGATCTTTGAAGTGCTCAAGGCCAGTGATAATCTTAGCTGCTGATCCATCAACATTGATAGATGCGGTGTGCTTGTATCGACTAAATGCTATGGCATCTGGCGTGGTGCAGCCGTTCTTGCACCAAAGGCGCAAGCCACTTGCTGCTTGAGCAAAGGGCCACGATGCATCATAGCTATTAGAAAAGGTGGCACGATACTTAACGTAGTCACCTACCTCTGGCTCAACGGTAAGATTATTAAATAATATTTCACCTCTAAGCTTGCGACCATTCTCAAAGACATCAACGCTTACTTCGTAATCATCAGATAAGTTAGCTGCTTTGACGCCATCAAGCACAGAGTTTACAACATCATCGTGTGATACGATTTTGTAACGCGACTTGTGCAATCCCATTGATGCACCAGTATCAAGGCGCACAATGTTTTGATGTCCAGCAATCTCAATGCCAGCAGCATCGAAGACAGGCTGTGATTCAACAGGAAAGTTGAAGTCATCCATTCTGAAATGTTTCATGCTGCATTCTCCCTAGTATCTTCTATTGGATTGTAATTAAAAGTTAACGCGTTACGGTCATCTGCAAAAAAAGTAATAAAAGCTTTGTCACCATTCTTATTTGTCATTGTTAGCTTTCTAGTTACATAAGATGCATAAATACGTTCATCTATTGTGATGTTAGTAATGTCGTGCAATGATAGAGTTGCATACATGTTAGTTCTCCTTGGGTTATGTATTGCGTATGTGCAATACTAATTATAATTACAAAACTGTGCAAGAATTAAATATATGCGCAGTTCGGCAATGTCGCTGATACCCCCTCCCCAGCCACGCAGGGTGCATATGGAGCATCTGATTTGAAACGATAGCTGGCAGCGCAGGGAGCGCTACCAACCTGAGAAATGTGGCTGCTATGAAGCAGCCATCTTTCTCAATGCTGTGAGATTTTTCGAGGGCATCTTCGACTTAGATAATGCTGCTTGCTTGCGCTCCCAAACTTCGCCGTGTGTGAGTTGCTCGAAGACTGATACGTCAGCCGCATGTCTTTCCGCTTGCGCCTCATAGCGCGCTTGGAGTACCGCAAGATATCGTTCAAGGCGCTCGACGTCGCGTTGGTTCTTGTTTTCGCAAGCTATGTCGTAGTCAGCTAGTGCATCGGCTATGCTTTTCTTGACATATCGGATGCTGTTGTCCGATGTGTAACACGCATCATTAGCCATACTGACAAGATCTTTAAGGTTTGTAATTTCGTTGCCATCAGTATTTGTAGTAATAGTTACGGCATGATATTTGATAACGTCCAGCTTCATCTGCACAAGTTTAGATATTGAGTTAGTCATGTTCGTTCTCCTGTTCTACCGCGAGGACAGCCCTCACGGTTGGCCCCCAATAACACGGAGCAGAAACGCCAGAATGGCGCTTGAGGTTCGCATACCCCTTGCGGGTTGCGAACCTTTTCTGCCCGTGTTTTGGATCAGGGACATCCGTGTGGGTTACCGCAGCAGGTAGATAGGGTGAACGATAAGTGGCTAACCAAGATCGCTAACGCAGGGCGTGATGACGCTGAAGACGTTATCTAATATTATGACGCGTGTAGTATCTGTTACTACCTGATGGCGACGATCAAACCTTGAAGATCAGCGTCAGTGTGGCATGCGTGTAATCGGACAACAGTATGTCAAGAGGAGCTTAGCTGATACAGCACTAGATGTTGTATGCGGCATAGCTGAGAACAACAAGTGACGTTACGTCAGTTCTTGACATACCTTGCAGTCAAAGCTTAGCAATGGGGGGGAAGAGGGAAGGGGGGGTTGATGCTAGGAGTAGAGATAACTCATTCCTCTTAGAAATTTGCAGTAAGGATCAAGCTCATTAACGCAGTAGTGATCTAGATCAATAGTGCAGCTTAGAATAAGGAATGAGTGATGAAGATCGCAGAACGTAAATTGACTGCAAAACAGACTGCTCTCGTAGATACCTTAGTAGCAAAAGGATGCACTATCAAGCAGGCTGCTATCGATGCTGGATATGCACAGGGCGAGGCTGGCAGAGTAACTGCAACCAAGACATTAAAGCTTGCGCATGTGCAAGGCTACTTGATGCAACGTATGAACGAAGAGTTTGGACTCTCAGCTACACTTGCTGCTGGAACGGTTAAGCGACTAGCAACAGGGGCCAAGAGCGAATATGTCCAGCTTGAGGCGGCCAAGGATCTGCTAGATCGCGCTGGCTACAAGCCTATTGATCGGAGCCAAGTGCAAGTAGCTGGGGATATTCGTGTATCGATTGACTTGGGGTAACTCTTTGTTCGTCGTTGCTGTAGCACAGGGGGGTAGGGGAAAAGTTGCAGTTAGTCTGACAGTAATAGTCCCCTACTAGCATTTTTCTTTAAAAAGGTTTTTTTGTGCGTTGCTGCTAATATTTTTTTTGCTATAGGGTTTCATCATGGCACGTTTTGACAAGACCCCTGAGAAGAACCCATCCAAGGATGATATGTCCAAGGTTAAGCTTGCATTAAGGAGTACTGGCTATGGTCGCCAAGAAGTATCAGAATCCTGAGGGTGGTCTGAATGCTGCTGGGCGCGCTTATTTCAAGCGCAAGGAGGGTGCTAATTTGCAAGCTCCTGTTGGTGATACTCCTGCTGCTGGATCTAAGAGGATGGCGCGCAAGGTTTCTTTTGCTGCTCGGTTTGCTGGGATGAAGGGTCCGATGAAGGATGAGAAGGGTCGTCCGACTAGGAAGGCTTTAGCCTTGAAGAGGTGGG